ACAAGTAATAAAAACTTTGCAAAGAGCTGTTGAGCCTTTGATGACTCTTGAAGGATACGATGAATTAGAGACTCAAAGAATGCTTACCAAAGGTGAGATAGGTAAATGGCATAATCAAGGCAGAGTTATATTTGATGTTATATTCCAAGCTACCCCCGAAGAAAAGAAAGAGATAATAAAATACTTTGAAACAAGGGATGCATCTCCGGATAAACTGCCAAATAGAAAAGTTAATGTGGCTAAACTTCCTACTGTTCTTAGCGGAACCAAGGGAACAGGAAGGTTATCAGAAGAAAAATCTATTAGGGATTCAGTTGTTGAGGCTAAGAAACAAATTGAAAAACTTGGTTCTGATTTAGTTGCTGCTGGCCTTATTACACAAGACCAGTATTCTCAGTGGAGGGGTAAGTATCTTCCTCGCGTATACTTTGAGTATCTTGATAAAGGCGACAGAATACCTATGGGTATAGGCACTAGCCAAATGAATTACACAAAGGTTAGGTCTGCTCATGAAAACTTTTTAAAGGATGTTGTTGAGGGTAGAATAGAAGACCCTGCTTTCTTGGCGGGAAGATACGTATCTATGGCGGGAGCTGACTTAGCTACTATCAATTACCTTTCTTTTTTGGCTGCTGACACAGGGAATAATGGCTGGGTTCTTCCAAATCAAATAGTTAAGTACGATAATATGGAAGGTACTGTTGGATTTTGGAATGAAAAGATTGATGCAATTAGAAGGAATGCAGCAAGAGAGAGAGGTCTAAATAATTCTGCAAAAGCTGACTCATATGAAAAAATTGCTAATCAAATTCAAAAAGAAGTTGACAAGGTAACTGCTAATAAAATTGTATCTGATCCTAAAAAGTATAAACAAGTTCCTGACAATCCTCGTTATGGCGCTATGCGTGGATTGTATGTTAGAAAAGAAATTATTAATGATGTTCTAGGAACACAACAGTTGTATACTAATAATGAATTTCTTAACGGTGCATTGTCTTATACTGCGAAAGCGCAAAAAGTATTTAAGTATACAAAAGTTCCAATGAACATTCCTACACAGGCAAGGAATGTTATATCAAATATAGTTTTGATGGATGTATCTGGAACAAACTTTTTTAGGATACCTGGATTAATAAGCAGGGCTATCACAGATATTGCAAGTGATGGCAAGTATGCTCAGCTTGCTAGAAAGTATGGAATAGAGAGTACTACATTTACCGCTGAAGAACTTGTTAATATTGATGCTCAACTTAGTAAGATAAAAGCTAAGGAAGATAGTTGGGGAGGAATGTGGGCAAAGACTAAAGTCTTCTTTAATGATTATGTGGATGTATTTGGTAGGACTTACCAGAAAACTGAGGTTATGTTTAAGGTAGCTAAGATGATTGACTTTATGGAGAATCATGGAAAGTNTGAGTCTGAAGCAGCAAAGCTAGCTAACGAAGCTCTTCTGGATTATAGCAATGTATCTCAAGCCGTAAGGGTTATAAGAACAATGCCTTTGGGTTCTCCATTTATTACGTTTAATCTTAAAGCAGCCTCTCAGATGGTTAGAAATATCAAGAACCATCCTATTGCTGTTGCTAAGTACGCTGCTATTCCATATGTAGTTGCTCAGATGTTGCTTGAAAATAATTCTGAACTTGAAGAAGATGATATTCCTGAGATGAAAAAACTTGTTGCTGAATACATGGAGGATAATGCAACATCTTTTATACTTCCTTGGAAAGATCAGGAAGGAAGGCTTAGAGTATTTGATATGGGTTACTTCTTGCCTTGGGGTGCTCATCTAAATATGATGAAGAACCTTTATCAGGGTGAGTTTGGAAAAGCTTCTAGTGTTCCAGGATTTTTTGGTGGTTGGATTGGTGCTCCGATTGGAATGATCACAAATGTCGATCCATTTACTAAGCAAGAAATTACTAATGATGCTGATCCTCCAATGCAGCAGTATCAAGATATGACCGCATTTCTTCTTAGCTATATGATGCCTCCTATGATTATGCCTAGAAATAAATCAGGTGATGTTATAAGTAATGGTGGTCAATTAATAAAAACAGGTATGGCTATGGGCTTTATTGATGGTAATGTAGATGCTGATGGTCTTCCTAAATATACCATACCAGAATCTCTTATGTCTTGGGCTGGCGTTAACTTTTCTAAATTTGATAAAAATACTGCACAAAGAAAAATTTATTTTAAAGCTTTGGATGTTAAAAATACTTATAAAAGACTTAAGAAGTTCTTGAAAGACCCTAACATAAGCGAAGAACAAAGACAAAGATTAATATCTGAGTATACAGCTAATGCTCTAAGACTTCAAACTGAATTGCAAGAAATGCAGAATGCTTATGCGAAGGTAAGAGATGTCTTATAAGTATGTAGAGGTAAAGTGGTTGGATATTATTTCTACGGCTGGGTGGGAAAAGTCAGAGGAAACTAAGATGCCAGTGTTCTGGTCATACGGATACCTTATTAATCATGATGATGAAGAGGTGCGTATAGCAACAACAAAGGATGAGAAGGGGGATTGGTTTAGTTTTACTGTGATACCGGCTGGATGTGTTAAAAAAATAACCCCCCTAACTAAAGGGGGGCTTTTAAATAAATCAAATAAACAACATAATAAGACATGATGAGAAAAATATATAACTTGCGTACCATAGTATTAAGTATATAGTATCTTTTAACATCTGTTATTCCACTTCTTAATGGCGGATTCTTTTTGAGATTCTACCTTGGGATGAAAGCTAAAGAACACAGAACACTTTGCGCACCCTAGCAAGAACTTTCCTATTGATGGTTTCGATCCACAAAAAGGACATGGCTTCATGTGTAATCCCTCAGTAGTTTTCGCTGAGTTACAGCGTGAATGTCATCGTAATACCCCTCCCCATCTAGTCCGTTTAAAGTAACAACTCCCCTCCACCAATTGTATTCAGTATCTCTACACCAACTCTCTGAGTAGTGAGGGTGTGAGAAGCATCCAGCGCTTAGCCCGAATATTTTTTGACCATCTGGTCGTGTTTGTTCTGCGTGATTATACAAGTGAGAATGTCCTTGCACCGCTGAGCAGTGCAGTTTAGAAACTAATTGATGGCCGATATGTGCTGAGCTAANNGGTCTTCCTGCTACTCCAGATGTAAAGTAATGGGAGAAGTTTATTCCCTCCAGGGATAGACATCCCTTAAATGGAGTGATCTTCCATCCATTCTTTTCATAGTGTAGGTCCTTCATTGAGATAGCGCCGTCAAGCTCAGGAGCAGAGTTAATTGCTCTGTCTATTCTATCTTCATGATTTCCTAGACACATATGCATTTTAGGTTTGTATTGTTTCTCCTTTCTTTTTCTTTTGTTCTCATTGAACTTTCTAATAGGAGCGAACAATTTATCCTGGGCATCTAGTATAGAGTCTACGTCCTTCTTGTATCTCCTACCTTCAAACCCTTTAGTTCCCTTATCGTATGATGAGAGACTAGGCATATCACCAAAGTCTCCCAAGCATACAATAATATCTGGCTGCTCATCTACTATGAACTTACCTAATGCTGTGAACCTATCGTTGTCATACTCAGGTGCTGCGTGACAATCCGGTATCACTAGTAGATTTTTCTTTCCCTTCATTTAATTTCTCCCATTCTTTAGGTAACACATTGTTTTTAAAGTTCTCGTTAGCTAAGTATGTAATTACCTCTTTAATTTTTTCATACTCAGCTTCTAAATTACCTACCTTTTTTTGAAGTTCTTTTAAATGTATACCATTCTTTGGTGTATTATATCCATCTAGGTTAGCTCCGCTCATATTCCACACACTCCGCTTAAACATTGTTCTTCACTGTTGTCTTCATAGATAACACCACGCTTAGCATGGGCTTCCTCGTAAGGTACTGATGTAATTGGTTGACCGCCTCTAGCTCCATCAGGGTACACAGTCAGACCGCGTAGTCCGCTAGCATACTTAGCAATAGTAGTAGCATATTTATCCACAGTATGTTCTCCATTTAGTTCTGTTCCCCATGCTGGCAGGTTAATGGTGCTGCTAATAGCGTGATCCACATATTTCTGTAGCTCATATTGAAATTTAATTCTACGCTCTGGATCAGATGCCAAGTCAACAGCAGACTCAATCTTATCTGGATTAATACCTCCGTCGATTAAGGCTTGGGCCGTACCGTCAACGACAAATTGATGCTTCCATCTTGTTCCATCTGTAAGGTAGCGTCTGCGGTATGCCACGGCGTAGACTGGTTCCACTCCACTGGTTGTTCCTGCGAGGATGCTAATAGTCCCAGTAGGTGCAATCGCTCTGTATCCCTTAGGACGGTTGAGAAAAAGTCGCTCACAATGTTCGTTAGCGGATCGNTCNGATTCTGATTCATATACCTTCATCCATTTNTTNAGTTCATCGTTCATCTCGTATCGGTGTCCACGCTTGAGCAGCCACTCATGTAANCCCATCAACCCNANNCCAATGCGTGAGTTCTGTTGCCTTACTCTCTCTACCTTTTCGTAGGGTAGGTTGGCACGTATCAAACCACAGACTAGGAACTTAGATGCTAGGTTTACTACATCTTTGAACTCCTCGACTGTCTCTATGTTAGCAAGGTTGACCGAGCCTAAGTTACAGACGTCGCTGTCATCAAATGATGTTATCTCGCAGCAGGCGTTGCGTAATGTCTCATTCTTTTGTGCGCCAAAGTTAAACGAGAACCCCGGTTCACCTGTCATCAATGCTTGTTTGCAGTTCTCCATGAACACTTCATTGTCATTGCCATGCA